GCTCAGCATTTCCAGAACTGGGTCGATGTATACCCGTTTTATGCGAATGTGAAAAGAGAAGGGATAAAATTATTTGATGCAGCTGTTTAAAAACCGGAAAACTGGTATACTGTCTTGAGTTCCTTATAGATCATTGTTTACAAGGGTATTATGAAGATAAAAGTGAAGGGCTGGAGCTGTAACAGGTTCCGGCTTTTTTTGTGAAGATGTGACTATAGTTTATCGAAAAATGTCGAATTGATATCATTGCGTTATAACTAGTTTAAAGGTATGATAAAAATAAAATATAATAATATTTGAACAGGAGGGCAGTATGAAAAAAAGTAAAATTGCAATGGGTATTATGGTTTTTATTATAGCGGCACTTTTGCTCATAGGTGTACCTATATGTATTAATTTGTGTTTTAAACCAGAAAATAGATGGACGGCCGGAAATGTGTTGACATATTATGGTGCTACGCTTAGTTTTTTAGGAACTGTTATTTTTAGTAGTTTATCCATTTACCAAAATATTCAAATTCGAAAAGAAGCAGATAAGCGTGAAAAAATATTGAGAGACATGGAATTGAAAAAGAATTATCCACTTATTAAGTGTAGATTGGATGGATATTGTGGGAATTATCAAAATGTAGAAATTTCTTTTTCTAATATATCAGACAATGTAGCAGATAATATAGAAATTAGTCCGTTAATATTTACTAATGCGGAAAATAAGGTAATATCAACATCCGTTAATATGGAACCAAAGATTGATGTTTTGAAAGCGGGAGAGAGGCAGAAAGTCCGTTTCTCTAATGAAGGAATTTCTGGTGAAAACATAGAATTACAATTTGATATAAGATGTACGGATAAATTTTCTAATCAAATTGAATATAAGGCAATATGTAAAATCTTTGATTCATCAAAATATAATAGTAAAATATCGGTAATACAAATATAAATATGGAATTGTAAAGTATGGCAGTCTCTCTGGAGGCTGCTTTGCCAATATAAAACAGAATATCGAACACACAATAAAGCATTCAATGCCTATGGCTTGATGCCTCTTAAGCAGACAGGGTAAATGACCGGATCTACTTAAGGGGAATCAGGAGAGGTATTGGGTGTTTTTTAGCTTTCCTATATATGAACTTTATGTATGAGGATAGATTTTCACTTATAAAAAGTCGATTAAAAATGTCAGATGATATTCATGATTAAATAAGAAAGCGTAAATAAATGTTTAGGTCTGATTCTTCTTATATGTTTCTTTGAGCTGTTGAATTGCATCCCATATTTTTAAATAATACATACTATCCATGTCCTGAATATGAAAATGGACTTGTAAAGGGTTGTATGAGATTCCTTCTCCAGATAGTGATTTACGGTATTGAAATCCTGTAATTCCATTAGAATCTACAGTATATAATTGATTAGATTCGGCAGGAACCGTAAATCTGCAAAAACTAACAAGCAAATCCAATAAAGAAGAAAAAGCTTCTTTTTCATGGGAATCTTGTAAAATTAGATTTAATAATGCCAACTTATCATCATTGCAACCAGGAAAATATTTATTATATGTATTAATAGAGATAAGATTACTGATTGCGTTTTCTGATAATCCAGTTTTGTCCTGAATAAATTGTAAATCATGAGTCGTGCAGTTCATATCTGTAAAAAAGTAATCAAGATCGCAATCCAAAGCATTGCATAATTGCAACATGTCTGTAATGGTCTTGGGATATGATTTTCCTTTAATCCAATTATCAAATTTTCTTGTTTTTTCACTATATTCACTTCGACCAAACCCATTTCCATTTTGATCAATAATCTGTAATTGGTCATGAGGATAGAACGCATTATAGAGCAGTATTGGATCAGGCTGATTATTTTTATAAGTCATGCCTCTTTTTTTCATAAGGTCACATAATTTTTGAGAAAATAATTGTAAATCAGATACATATTTCATTAATAATCACCTCGAAAATGTAAAATTATATGTAAATAAAATACAAAAATATATGATACTATAATATCACAGAAACACGAGATGAACAATACAAAAGAAAGGATTTACAGTTATGAATACGAGAAATATTGGAAATGAAGCAAAAATCAATCCCAAAACGGGCAGAATTGATCAAGCCTGTGAGAGATACGGAGTGGGACGTTCCACAATGAGACGAATTGCAGAAGAATCTGGGGCAGTAGTAAGGGTTGGCCGTACATATTTGATAAATTACAGTAAGGTTGATCAGTATATGGACGAGCTTTCGGAATGATGGAGGTGATCCTATGAACATATATGAACATCTGTTGCCAGGCAAAGAAAACGCATTAACTCCAGAATATCTTGCTACGAAATACCATTTTTCCAGTGTTCGAATGCTTCAGAAGCAGATCGAAGCAGAACGCAAGGCTGGCAAGGTCATATTATCAAGTACCACGCCGCCTGGAGGATATTATCTTCCGGCAGCAGGAGACACAATGGAAATCCGAAAATTTATTCGCACTTTAGAGAACAGAGGTGAAAATACATTGAAGATACTGGAAAGCGCAAGAGAATTGTTAAAGGAACTGGAGGAACAGTAATGTGGCAAGCCCTCAGATTGAGAATGGTTATACAACCATAGCCAATGAGATATTAGACCATCTTTATAAACAGCCATTGAACGGGACGGAATTAAAGGTCGTTATGTGTATTCTTCGTTACACATTCGGGTTTCGGAGAAAATCGCATAAGCTATCAGCATCCTTTATAGCTAAATGGGGAAGCTGTGATGTGAGTTCTGTTAAACGGGCATTAAAACATCTTCGAGCTATGAAAATTGTTATTTGTATTAATGATGAAAAAAGAGGTGTGACGGCGGAGCTGAAATTGAATAAGGATTATGAACAATGGAAGCTTACTGGTGGCGAAAATGCTACCAGTGTTAAAAATGCCACTGGTGGCGAAAATGCTACTGGACTGGTGGCAGAAATGACACCGGAACTGGTGGCAGAATTGCCACATAAGAAAAGAAAAAAAGAAAATAAAAATATAAAAACAAAATCTTATGATGATTTCTTCGAGAAAGTCTGGAAATCATATCCACGGAAATTGAATAAATCAGCAGTGACGCGAAAGGCAAAAAAAGAACTTTATGAAGCAGGAGAAGAGGTTGTTCTTAGGGCTATTAATTCATACATAGCGGAGATACAGGAAAATGGAACGACAGAAAGATATATCATGTATGGATCCACATTTTTTAATGCCAGGTGGCGTGATTATATCAAAGAACCAGAACTACGTGTTGAGGTTACGGCAGAAGAACCGGCAGAGAAGCCTATTGATTTATGGAGCGAGGAATAATGGAATATTATGAATTTAAGAAAGAAGATGCCTATGAATTCGCCAGAGCTTCCAGAATCCAGACCAAACAGAGAGGGGATGAACTCCAGTTTTTGTCCTGCCCGTATTGCAGAGGCGGCAAAAATGGAGACAAAGGGACATTTTCTATTAGCTTGGTTACCGGACAGTTTAAATGTCTCAGGTCCTCCTGTTCTGTTTCGGGAAATATAATTACACTTGCCAGAGATTTTGATTATTTCAGCCTGGGAAAAGACATAGATGCATACTACCAGACTGGAAAACAGAAAAGATTTCGGCGATTTAAGAAGATGGAGAATATAAAGCCTAAAACGGAAGCTATTACATATCTGGAAAGCCGAAAGATCACTGCTGCCACTGCTGAAAAATATCAGATTACGGTTCAAAGTAAACATAAGAATATTGTGGTATTTCCTTTCTTGGATGAAAAAGGAAATATGCCCTTTATAAAATACCGGAAAACAGACTTTAACCCGGCAGTGGACAAGGGAAAAGAGTGGTGTGAAGCAAATTGCAAACCTATCTTGTTTGGAATGTACCAGTGTAATCTGGACAATAAAACCCTGATTCTGACGGAGGGGCAAATTGATAGTTTATCAGTCGCGGAATCTGGAATTGAAAATGCGGTTTCTGTTCCGTTTGGAAAAAATGGTTTTACTTGGATCCCTTATTGTTGGGAATGGATGCAAAACTTTGATACGTTAATTGTGTTCGGGGATTGTGAAAATGGGACAATCACTCTTTTAGATGAAATGCGAAAACGGTTCGAGGGAACTGTTAAAGCAGTTAGGCAGCAGGACTATAAAGGTTGCAAAGATGCTAATGAATTGTTACAGAAATACGGAAAAGAAGCAGTGAAGCAGGCTGTAAATAACGCGGAAAGGGTGGCAATTGACCGAGTAAAGGAAATCGCAGATATCGAGGCTGTGGATTTATTTTCGCTTCCGAAGATATCAACAGGGATTACAGGGATTGATAAAGTCTTATCTGGTGGAATTTATCTGGGACAAACCGTTATTTTGACAGGCAAGAGAGGAGACGGAAAGAGTACACTTGGCTCCCAGATACTGGCGAATGCTTTGGATAACGGAAAATCTGTTTTTGCATACTCTGGAGAGTTGCCCGATTATTTTTTCAAGCGTTGGTTGGATTTTCAGATTGCAGGCCAGCAGAACGTAATTGATCGCGCAGGAGAGGCCGGATCGGTAAATTATTTTATTCCGGACAGCAAGGTTCACAAAATCTCTGAATGGTATCGTGGACGAGCTTATCTGTTTGATAACCAGTCGACGGAAGACAATGAATTGGAATACTTGTTATCAACCATTGAGAAGGCAATACAGCAATATGGAATTCAACTGGTGCTATTGGACAATCTGATGACTGCTCTTGATATTGGATTGGATATAGATTTGTACAGAGCTCAAAGTAAGTTCGTTGATAAGCTGGTTAAGATTTCAAAAAACTATAATGTGGCTGTGATTTTGGTCGTTCATCCACGTAAAAATAGCCTTGGAGCCGACGATAATGATGTTGTTAGTGGAAGCTCAGACATTACAAATAAGGTTGATGTTGTAATGACCTATAAGCGTGATAAGACCTTGTCTGATGATGAACGTCTTTTGACAATTTCAAAGAACCGTTTAACTGGCAAACTTGCGATAGGAGCCAAAGCTATCAAACTTTATTTTGACGAAGCATCTAAAAGAATAAGCGATAATCGAGATGATTTCAGGAAGCCTTATGGTTGGGAAACTGATACAGCAGGTTTTATGACGGTTAATGATATGGAGCAAATGGAAATACCGTTTGACTAACAAGAAGTATATTTTATAGGCGGCTTACCGCCGGAAAGGATAGCAACCATGAAAGTAATGACGCAGGATAAAGTAAGAATCATTGATTTTAGAATGCCGTGCACAGAGGGATATTTTATTCGAGAAAGAAGAATGTACATAGCAGAATACAAAAGTTGTGAGCGAGCGACGGAAGTTCTTGAGGAGATGCTTCAGAAGTATGCAGCAGGAGAAAAGATATATATCATGCCGGAGGAGTAACCAGTGAACGATAAAGAAGAATTAAAGCAGATATATGACATCTTCACGGACTGCTGGAGGTTATACAAAAAGCTGTATCCTCCGGGCAGACCTGAAGACGATGTATACTGGCAGGGAGTGGTGAAAGAGATAGAAGTATTACGGAAGAATCATCATCATTCCCGGTTGTGTGAGGACCTTCTTTTAGCAGTAGCAAAAGATCTGGAAAACAAAGCCAAAAGAAATAATCCGGTTGCCAGTATAAAAAAGTAATAATATGGGATTATTGCCATTAAAGATCATATCACGATATGGAAAATGGTGCAAACTGTGGTAAACATGTACCACAACTGTGGTCAGGTTTGATGGTAAAATATATATAACAGGTAATATTTCATTGTTGCGGAGGTGATTTTGGTGGTAGTTATTGGTCTTTTGTTATTTGTGATTGTGTGTGAGTTGGCAGCGATTTATGACAGACAGAATGGAGGTAAGTGACATGGGAAGAAAGAAACAGATTTCAGATCAGAGACGTTTATACACGGAAAGAATGAGGTTGCAGAAGGGGGTATTTAGTTCTCTGTCTAATGCGGCTGGACATATCGGAGAGCTTTATGCGGATTTCGTTCAAAGTGATGAGGTACGTAATTCCATGAAAGCTACAGCGGATAAAGCAATTGAATGCATGGATAATATCAAAGAACTTAACGAGCTGGAAGAACAGCTGAAAGCAGAAGAGCAGGAAAGCGAGGGTGAGGATTAATGGAAAAAGTAGTAATTCAGACCGGTGCGAAGACATACCAGATTGCAGATCAGGACGGAAATGATTTGGGAGTATTTCGATTTATTCCGTCGGATGCTGGTATTTTAAAAAGATACAAAGAGGCAGCGGCTTTCTTTGCAGAAATCAATGACAGAATTAAAGGCAAAGATTTTGAAGAGATCCTCCCGGAGTTGGAAAAGGAGGCTGGAGAAAAGATAGATCTGTTATTTGGAGCTCCTGTGTCAGAGAAGTTTTTCAAAATTACCAGTCCGTTTACAGTCCTGGAAAGCGGAGAGACCTTTGCAGAGCAGATTATCACTGTAATTGGTGGAATTATTGAGAAAGAGCTTGAGGCGAGAGAGAAGGCGCAGCAGGAGCGGGTGAGAAAATATATCGCTAAATATACGAAAGAAGAAAGCAAAGCGTAAATACATATAACAGGGCTGTCCTGGTAACGGGATGGTCCTGAGTATATAACGGCATTGGAAACAGGATTCAGTGCCCGAACCTCAAATAGTTTGGAGGTAGATATAACATGGCAGATGGTTCAATTATCATTGATACCAGGATAGATACCGGCGGTGTGTCGAAAGGAATGAACGCTGTAAAGGCTGGAATGGCCAGGATATCCGCGCAGGTATCGAAGATGGGTGATTCAGCAAAAAGTTCTTTCCAGAGGCAGATAACAGCGATAACGGACCTGTATCAGAACTACGAGAAGCAGGAACGTAAAGTATCAGAGCTAAAATCAAAGCTCGAAGAACTGAGCAAGGTCAGAATCGAGACAGAAGAATATAAAAAGCTCAAAGACGATATAAAAGCTCTGGAAGATGAGTTTGAAAAGGTTGAGACAAAACAGCGTGAATGGCTTGATATGGGCTTTTCAATAAATTCTGCGCCGCTGAAGAAACTTGACGAACAGATGAACGACATCTGGGCGGATATTGACAGGTTACAGCGGAAACAGAAAGAGATGCAGGCATCCGGAAGGGCTTACGTAAATCCTAAATCTACAGATGCGTATAAGGGGACAGCTGAGAAGTACAATGTGGAATCGCAGAAGCTGGAGCATATAAATGGAAGGCTGTACTCTTCATACAATAAACTGAAGAATAAGGTTGAGGAATACCGGCAGAAAAATAGCCGACTTGTGCAGGTAATGCAGAATTTGCAGAAAGCTGCTGCCCGTGTAGGTATGGTTGTGAAGAATATGGGTTCCGCATTAAGAAGTGCTGGTTCTGCTATCAAGAGCATGGTTTCAGCGATGAAAAAGGCTGTAGAAAACATGTTTAATCTGAACAAGCAGACGGACCGGTCGAGAATGAGCCTTTCCCGGATGTTTGGAATGTCGTTGCTGTTTTCAGGGGTATTCCGGGCGATAAGTGCTGTCAGTGATGGTGTGAAGACCGGATTTGAAAATCTGGCACAGTATTCTAACAGTACCAATTCAGCAATCTCCTCTTTAATGGCCAGCATGACGAGGCTGAAGAACTCGTTTGCTACAGCATTTGCACCTGTCCTCACGGTGGTAGCTCCGATCATGTCAAGATTTATTGATATGATATCACGTGCAATTACTTATGTGGGAATGTTTGCAGCAGCATTAACCGGACAGGATACTTTTGTAAAAGCCGTTGGAGTGCAGGAAGATTATGCGGCAGGACTGGAAAAGATTTCAAAAAATACAAACCAGGCGGCTAAAAGTACAAAAAAAACCAATAAAGAAACAGAAGGATATCTTTCTACTCTTGATGAGATCCAACGGTATACATCAAATAAAAATGATGATTCGGCAGCAGATGGAAATGGCATAGGAGATACCGGAGGGTATACAGCACCTACACCGGCACAGATGTTTAAGAAGGTTCCTGTTGCTAATTCGATCAAAGGAATTGCGGATAAGATTAAGAAATTAATCAAATCGGAAGACTGGGAAGGCCTTGGGAAATATATTGCCAGTGGAATAAATAAGGGGCTTAAAAAAGTCTATGAAGCAATCAGCTGGAAAAAGGTCGGTCCAAAGATAACAAAATTCTGCGATGCTTTTACCCGAACATTTAACAGCCTGGTTGATAATGTAGACTGGAAATTATTAGGACGGACTGTCGGCGCGGGAATCAATACGATTGTCAATACCTTAAACCTGCTGATAACAGGAATAGACTGGAAAAATCTGGGAAAGAAATTCGCAGAAGGAATTACCGGACTAGTAAAAGAAGTCGACTGGAATAATCTGGGGCAGCTCATAGCAAACCGGTTTATGATTACCTGGGATATCTTTAATGGAATGGTACATAATCTGCCATTTTCAGAAATCGGAAAAGCGATAGCGGATGGTCTTAATGGAATCTGTTCAAGGATTTCCTTCCGTGAGATAGCGGATACGCTAGCAACTGGTCTGAATGGAGTATTTACCACATTGTACAGTTTTACTCGGCGATTTGACTGGACAGGTCTGGTAAATAACATTGCCGGAGGAATTAATACCTTTATTTCAGAGTTCGACTGGAAGAATAATGGACGCAAACTGGAAGCTTTCCTAAATAGCTTATGCAGTTCACTGGTTGATATGGCAGAAAAAACAGACTGGGAGGCTTTGGGCCAGGGGATTGGTGAAATGCTGGGACAGATCAACTGGGTGAAGCATCTGAAACAGGTAATAATTGCGATTACCCGGACACTGGGTGGTTTGTTCGATGGTTTGGAGACAAGCGGAACCGCAGGGAAAATAGCTGCTTTTTTGGGTAAGACGTTTATTGCGGTAAAGATTGCGGATATAACGGGCATTGGAAGCCTGGTAAAATTCCTTGTTACCACTATTGGAAAGAAGCTGATTACAGAGGAATCAGTACAGGCATTAGCGGGAAATATTTCTAATCTGACCAATGGTGCGCTTGCTGGATCTACATCCGGCATTGCTACATTTGCATCTTCTTTGGGCTCTTTAGTTGGGACTGCCGGTGCAATTACGCTGGTCACTGCCGGAACGGTTATGCTTACGAAGAAAATTGCTGAGTTAGTAGAAACTGCGCAGGGCGGAAACGGAATTTTAACTCAGACAGGTGGATACTTACATGATTATGCTGGCAAGATGGGCGAAGCTCATGCAATTACAAACAAACAGGTAGAAGAACTGTGGGCTTTAGTAGAAGCAGATGAGACTGCCGGTAAGTCAAACAGTGAGATGTATAACAGCATGGTTCAGAAATTGGGTGAATATGGCGTATCGGCTGAGAAAGCAACGCAGATCCTTGAGCAATATGGAGCGCAAGCCGGAGTGTCAAGTGCATTTGTTGAAGAAATGACAGGTAAAGTACAAGCTCTGGGAAAAGGCTTTTCTGAAAGCTCTTCCACAATAGATACATCTTCAATAACTGTGAAAGAATCAATAAAAGGAATCAGAAGTGTACTATATGATCTCAGTGTATCTTCTAGTGAGTATGCAGGAACATATAGAGGTGTTTTAGAAGTATTTAATAATACAAGCGGATCAGCAGCCAATGCGCAGGATGCTTTTAATATTGTCTATAATGCCTTGAAAGAAGCAGGAGTCCCATTGGATGAGCTGAATAAAAAACTGGCACAGGAGTTTCCTTCCGCAGCTCAGGCGACAAAAAGCAGTGTTGATTCTAGTATTGTTGAGGCTCAGAAGACAGTAAGTAGTTCAACGGGAAAAATGAAAACGGATGCGGAGACTAATCTTGCAGGAGTAAAGAAAGCAGCAGAGGATGCTTCTGGAGGTGTGAACACAACCACAGTGACAAACTGGGGGAATTCGGCATCAGAAGTAAAGAAAAATCTGGATAAAATGAAGCAGACTGCCAATTTAAAGCTTGGCGAGATGCAGAAGACTGTGGAGAGTCATTTTTCAGGTCAGTATAACACAATGACTAAGAAATGGGAAAAAGCTTGTGAGAGAATTGCTCAGTTGATAACTCAGATGGTGCGTAGTACAAAGGATAGTTTAAACGGACTTGCCAGAAATATGAATACGATTGGAAATGAGATGAGCAATAATCTGATTAATGGGATTTCCGGGGCAGTAACAGGAATCGCAGGGATTCTGAATGAAGTAGTTAGTAAGGTTAACAGCACGATCAGCAATGTTAATTCTTCTCTTTCCGGTATTGAGAAGGCATTTACATTTTCTTACGATGTTACAACCCCTGATGGGAAGCGGAGATGGGGTAAATACTCAATGAATTTACCAAGAGTCAATACGCTTCCGTATCTGGCTAAAGGCGCGGTCATTCCACCTCGAAGTGAGTTTCTTGCAGTTCTGGGCGATCAGAAACAAGGCAATAACATCGAGACACCTGAAGCCTTACTCAGAAAGATCGTCCGGGAAGAAACAGCAGGACGACAGACGGGTGGTGGAAGTTATCGTTTTACAGCTCAGATCAACCGCAGAACACTGTTTGACGAGATGATGAAAGAAGCGCAGATGAGACGAGACACAAGCGGCAGAAACCCGTTTGAGATGGCATAGAATAATTCCCTGTCATGCAGAAAGTGTGGCAGGGGAAATACAGGGAGGATTCAATGCTTACAAGAGAAGCGACTTATGAAGATTATGGATTTTCAGAAGATGAAGATAAGAGATTGGGTGAATTTTGCAAGAATCTTGAGATGCGTGACAAGATATTGCTGTTGCAGTGCGCAGCAGAAGTATATCCGAACATTGTTGACGAATTATACTGCTGTATCGTAATTGGAATGAGCTATGACAAGATGAACAAAAAGAAGTTTGTTGCGCTTGATCGTAAAGATTTTTATGCGTACCGGAAGAAAACGTTGGCTGTGTTCCGGGCGGCATTACAGGCATGTAATAGATATCCGTTCTAAAAGTTGGAATAGAACCTGTCAAAACTGTCTGTTTTTATGTATTGGAAAATATCATTGATTAGTTAGGGGTGATTATTATGGCAAAAGGTATATCAGCAGAAGCGCGCGAGGACATCTTAGTACAGGCGTTTTTAACATGCCCGAATATAAGTGAGATATCCAAAAAGACGAAGATTCCCAGACCTACAATTTATACTGTGATTCATTCAGACAGCTTCCAGCGTAAGTATTCTGAGGCAAGAAACGAGGCCGTAACAGGAGCAATTGCATACCTGCAGGGAAAACTTGGAGAATGCGCAGCAGTGTTGGTCAATACAGCCACTGATACGGAAGTGCCGGCACAGATCAGAGTGAACGCGGCTAATGCAGCATTGTCACAGTGCTCTCAGTGGACAAAGAATGTAGATGTGATTGAACGTCTGAAAGCTATGGAAGAATTGATGTCACAAGTAGAACAGGAACAGAAATCACAGCGGAGGCGGACATAATGAATATACAAGCAAGATTAAAGCAAGCAGAAGAACGGGCTATGCTATTGCAAAAGAAAGCAGATACTATTCACTTGATCATGGTAAAGCCTGTTCCCGGAAAGGAAAGATTTTATACAATATTGGGCGAAGATGGTATTTACAATGAGAAGAAATTGGCTGAATTTCAGCAGAAGCATAGCGTTGTAACGACCATCATTCTTAATATTCCACGTTTGCCAGAGGAAGGAGTATTAAATGCCGAGAAGAAATAAGCGTGTAACGATAAGGGCTACAAGCGTGCCGGAGTTGCATCAGTGGTTGAGAGCTTGCAAAAGGGAAAATGCCAGAAAGAAATCACAGGGGCATAATGGGACGAAGAAACAGACAAAGGATTTGCATATTTAAAGGTGGTGGTGAATCATGGGAAGTCCGTTGATTAAAAGGCTTGATGCTTTATACCAAAGAGCTCAGATGGTAATGAAAGTGCAGGCGGATCATGCTCCGTTTGTGTCCATTGCTCCATGGAGTTTTATGAAAGATGAATGTATCGTGAAATATTATCCAGAGGGAAATTATCAGAAACCAGAGCAGATAACAACTACACTTCATGATGCATTAATGATAGCTCAATATTATTACGAATGTGGGTTGTATGTTCAATTTACAATGAGCCTGTGTATAGAGTGGTTGTTCCTGTATGTGCGTGATGATCCCCGGTATTCTCCGCCACAACAGAAGTCATGGTATACCAAGTGCACAGAAGAATATCCAGAAATAACAGCCATGTTGGAGAGTGAACAGAGATTTGAAATTATTGGAACATTGCGAAGAATGCCTCAGAATTTCCTTTTTAAGGGATTACCTGATGATATTAAAGATGATTACAAATTGATGGATTTTTAGACAAAAAATGTCGGGAGTATGGGGATTCGTGGACGCAATTACGCACGCAAAGGAGTTTGTTGACACGATTACGCGCGTAGATATTCGGAGATTTCGGAGGCCCTAAAAAATATCTTACACCTTAAAATGCAGGGGATGATTTCGAAACGAACTCCGAGCGAACTCCGAGAAATGACCTTTTAGGCATCATCGAACCGAGAGCGAACCGTGAGAAATCAAACAACAGACGAACAAAACAAAAAGGAGATTTTTATGGATGGATGTAATGAAAATGTAATTGAATTTATGACCAATGATATCAGAGCAACTTTATCATTCTCGCAGGGTCGGTATAAGTCTGTAATCCGTAAGCTGGCAGAGAAGCACCCTGAAGATTGCCAGATCATTGCGGATAACGAGGACGGAAGCATTTGTGCTCATGTTCCAGTATCCTGGCTTCGGATTTCTCCACCAAGGCAGTATACAGAGGAACAGCGGCAGCAGATGGGAGAACGACTGAAGCAGAATAGGTCTGAAAATACAGCAACACAAGGATAAAACAGGGCGAGAAACGATTGTAGAGTGTTTGAGGTAAAGTTGTAAGGGAGAGCAGATAAAAAGGCTAAATGAGCCGATAAAACAGTAGAAGCGGTGATGATGGCATTTAATAAAAATCCTGCTGCTGAACCTACGGTTCAAGGAGCTATTTCACTATTTTAAGGAGTGTTGTTGAGAATGAAGCCGTGAGGAAGCCGTGAAGAGCGACAAAAAGGCGGCGAGAACCGGGAGTGCTTGAACTGTCGATTAACAGTCGATATATTTGATCGAAGCGGTGAGGAAGCGGTGAGAAATTAATAAATTGATGGAAAAAGTTGGTATTTTCGGATATAGCTAAAGAAAGGCGTACAGATGAATGAACTTGTTTATTTAAAGAATGATGAAGCAGTGTGTGATAGCTTGCAGGTAGCTGAGAAGTTTGGAAAAGAACATAAAAATGTTTTGCAGAGTATTGATAATCTCATTGCTGAAAATTCAGCTGTGAAAATAATGTTTAAGATTTCTTCTTACAAATCCGGTAACGGGCAATCATATAGAAAATTTTATATGAATCGTGATGGCTTTTCTCTTTTAGTAATGGGTTTTACTGGAAAAGAGGCTCTTGAATGGAAATTGCAGTATATCCGGGCATTTAATCAGATGGAGAACTTTATCCGTGAGAAATCTACTCAAATGTGGGTTGAAACCCGAAAAACAGGAAAGCTTACTCGAAAAGCAGAAACCGATACAATCCAGAAACTTGTTGAGTATGCAAAGGGACAGGGCAGCAGTCATGCAGAAATGCTTTATATGACTTATACCAGACTGGCAAATAAAATGGCAGGAATCAATAAAAGGGACGAAGCTACGGTGATGCAGCTTAATAACCTGTCTTTAATGGAAAATATCATTTTGCATGAAATTGATATGGGAATCATGAAAGGGAAACACTATAAGGAAATATATAAAGACTGCAAGGAACGCCTTGAGACGGTGAAAGACTTGGCGTATTTAGAAGCAGTATAGAAAGGAGAGGCAAAATATGAGTGCAGTTGACGACTACATCAAAGAAAACGCAGAAATACATAAATTCGCCGCAGAAGTGGCGAGAATCATCTCAGGAATACCGCAGATGCCGGAGTTCTCATCAGAGGGCATATCCGTAGCTGATGCGAGCAAGCTAATTGGTATTCCAGCAGCATCTATTAGAGCCGGTATCGTATACGGATGGCTTCCGATTGGAGTAGCTATCCAGAACAACAAGCCAGCAAAAAGCCTTTCAGGTAGCCGGATTACGTACATTGTATCACCGCGAAAAGTTTATGAGGTAACAGGACATGTTTGGAGGGGGAAAGAAGCATTAAGAAAGAAAAACAAAGCTGAAGAACATATTGAAGAATGAATAAGGCAGCAGTTTATAGTAAATTGACAAATTCCTGAAGCTGGCATATAATATACTTATCAAGACAGCCAGTAAGGGAGGTTGGGCTCCCCGTCCTGGCAAATATGTTTAGCTAAGATGTAGCCGCCTATTCTTTACCAGAGAGCAGGGCGGCTATTTCTTATGTGTGTATGTAAGGATAGATACAATTAAGCTGGCTGTCGTCAGGATTATCATAAATATCTCGTAATCGCTCATAAGCATCCCCTCCTGTCAAGGCTCAGGATCAGGGAACCACAGCCGCTCTACTGGCTGCCTGGATAAATATACTATATTCAGTTTTAGCTTATTGAAATCCCATGTTTTATTGCTTGATCTTTAAGTTTGAGAAAATTTTTCGTTTGAGCATTTTTCATTCTGCTATAAGCACTAAAAGATTTGGGGGCTAGTTCAGGCAATTCATAAAAAATATGATAGTATTCTTTACGCATCAGATTTTTCCTATGAAATGTCTCCTGCTGTTTTATGTACTCAGGATTATCTTTTATATGATTGATCAATTGCTGATAATTTGCATCATGATCAAGTACAGAATATATATATTTCTCAGCCTTGTCAGCTTCGTCAAACATTCCCATTTCTACGTGCCATTGTACTATCCGGTAAAAATGACTTTCCTCCCAAGACAAAGGATGGGCAAGCATTAATTCGGTGCATTTCCATAAACAGGCAGAACACATTATTTTATCTTTGCGATTATAAAAGCTTCCAGCTTTCATTCTTAAAACATAATCTAAACTTCCAGTAACGCCATATCCCTCCATTATATTTTGATGTGCCGGGAATTTTGGTACAGGAATGCGCTTTAAATCGTCCAGATTCTCCAGATCGTATTTTACTCCATCTGAAACCAGATATCTGGCATCGTACCAACTTTCCTTATCGGTGGGGTACACTTTGTACATTTCTCCGTTTTTAAAATAGATGGTCTGCGCATCAGGAATATCAATGGATGATGAATTGAAAACATTTTTGATTTTGCTAAAAAGGCTCATATAATCCTCCTAATAAATGGACGGTAAAATATCAGATGTTGTTTTATTTTTTAACGATAGAAAGACGATAGGTAACGTGATGCTCCTCAGATGGTGGATTCTGGAAAACTTCTTCGTCAATCTCTAAATCTGTAAAGTCATCTGTGTAAATTATTCCATCAAGTAGCTCCACCCGGATAAAATCAGGTAGATTCATAATATCATCACAGGTATATAAGCGTTTTGCCATGAGAGCACATCCTTTCGTGAATAATAGTAGCTATGCGTTGTCGCGTTCCATTCGCTGATCTACAGCCTTTTTAATGTAGCCGTTTAAGGATTCACCGGCCTGTTCTGCTGCCGCTTTTATAATTTCACGTTTACCTTTTTCAACACGAACTTTGATTTCATCGTAATTGTTTTTCATGTATTTGGCAACTGCTTTTTGTTGAGCTTTACTTACTTTACTTTCGTCTGACATGTTGCACCTTCTTTCTGAAAAGTTTGATATAGGTACTTTAATTATATTGAATATTACTATTGGGTACAATATACAAGTTGCACAAAATAATAAAAATATATCGGGTACAATATTGTATGGTATGTCTATTGATATATTGGGTACGATATAATATACTATAATCAGTTCAAGGGAACAGACAACAGCCGGGAGAGTCGAAAGCCCCCAATACTTCAAGCCATATACCTGTGAGAATCGCAATAGGGCATATCAATAGTCAGGAAGATGCTTGAAGGGCTGAGGGACCTTGAAAAGCAAAGGAGGAATGCATAATGAAGTACAATCTCAGTAAGATCATGTTGAAAGCATGGAAAGTTTACCGCAAGACAAAGAATATCAGCTTTGCAGAAGCACTTCACAGAGCATGGTTATCTGCAAAGGCAGAAGAAATCAATGCAAAGAGAATTGAAGATGCGAAGCATGCAGCAGGAATCACAGAGGAAACCAATACCTTTGCTAAGTGGAAAGAGCTTGGTTATAAGGTAAAGCATGGAGCATCAGCATTATTCGGATGTTCTCTGATCTGGGGAAGCAGAGGAGACGGGGCAACATACAAAGCCAGTTTCTTTGGAAAGTCTCAGGTAGAAGCAATTTAATAAAAAAGCCCTTACCGGACTGGTACTCCGATAGGGGCAAAGTAACCCGACAAACAATCAAAATTGAGGGGCTGGGCGTATTATAACATACTCATTCCCCTCAGACAACAAAAGAAAGGAACGAAAGTATGATATCAGTAATGGACGTTCTTGTAATTTTTTTGAGTGGATTTATATCTGCTAAAGTATGTGATTATGTACACGAATTAGAACGAGAGGAGAATGAAGCATGAGTAAAGAAAAAACATTAAGAACATTAGAAGAAACAGAAGTGATGCAGGTCACAGGTATTCCGACACAGGAGGCAGACGGCGCAGGGGTGGTCATGGCAACAGAGATTATTGCGGATCTTAAGAAAGAACGTGACGATTTGCAGGAAAATCTTGATATATGTGCAGGACTGGCAGATAGATATATGTATCGCCAGAGAATTATTGAGTGTACGCTGAAATTAAAAAATGAAAGATTACTGAGGTGTGCTTATGCATACATGAAAAAATTAAGCGAGGGGGAAGAATGATGAAGAAATGCACATTAACTCAGGTTCCTTGCAGAAAAGCAATTGCAGAAGTTGTTAAGGCCAACAAAAATAAAAAGTCTTTGCAGTTTACCTATGAAGTAGCCAAACTTTTCCAAATTGTCATGACTGATGAAAATTCTACTTTAAGCAAAGAAGACTGGAAGAGGTATTTTATTATAACAAAGCTTTTCATGATAAGTGATTTAAGACATCTTGAATGTATAGATTCTTTTACAAATGGATTAATGGGAAGTTAGGAGTGAAGATATGGATTATAAGAAAAAAATCATCACACTGTTAGATAAAGTCAAAACAGAACAGACATTTAAACAGGTATATAAGTTATTAGAGTACCTTTACCTGAGGGAGGCATAGGATGGATTACAAGAAAGAAGCTGTTCAGATGCTTCAGGAAATAAATGATGACAGTCTGCTTGAATTCTTCTATAGATTCATTGCCAGAGTATTAAAAAATAGAGGATATTAATATGGACTATAAAAAGAAAATCATAGAGCTGTTAGAGAAAGCGGATCATGACCAAACATATACAATCTTCAGATTTGTTTGTAGCTTTCTGGGAATTAAATAAGACAATCAGGGGCGGCGGACTGCTGCCCTATTGCCAATAGAAAGACAGGTGATATAATGGCAAGAATACCATCAGGAATGCGAAAAAAGGAAAATGGTTTATTCGAAAAGCGTTTTACCGTGGAGGGCAAGAGATACAGTGCCTATGGTCGTAGCACAAAGGAATGTGCAGAGAATGAGCTCAGGATCCGTGAGGAAATTAAGGCAGGTCTGTATAATTCCAACAAAAATATAACACTGGACGCATATTTTGATGAATGGGAGAAGTCCCGGAGAGGAACGATCAAGGACAGCAGCATTAAAATAAACCGGTCGAAGTACAATAACCATATCAGACCAGTACTGGGAAAAATTAAGGTTCAGAAAATAGAAAAGCGTGCAGTGGTGAAATTGCAGCAGGATTTATCAAAGAAGCTGAGTGCATCCATGACTAATGGTGTTATAGTACTGCTGAAAACGGTGTTGAACGCGGCTGTTGATGATGAAATCCTTATGAAGAACCCTGCTGCCAGTGTGAAACCATTAAGGAAGGATGACCGGCCAAAAGCGAGTGAGACTATTCACAGAGCATTAACCAGAGAAGAGCAGCAGGCGTTTATGCAAGAAGCCAAGACGGAATGGTTATATGAGTTTTTCTGTTTTTCCTTGTGTACTGGAATGAGGCTTAATGAGATCACGGCTTTAAAGTGGCAGGATATAGATTATATCAACAATGTGATCCGGGTAAACAAGACCGTGAGCTGGAAAGAGGGCGGCGGTATTGAGGAGACTTTGCCAAAATCAGATACCAGTAATCGCGATATTCCTATGAATGACACAATAAAAAAAATCTTGCAGATGCAGAAAACCAAAATGTCCATGGTTTACGGGGAAATCCATGCGAGAAAGATGGATAGTAATATCTTTATCGGGAGTAATGGAGCTAAGGCAATAGCATCATCCACGGTATCATCTGCTATAGATAACGTTTTAAAGCGGCTCCGGCAGCAGGGTATAGAAATCGAGAGGTTTACGCACCATGCTTTCAGAGATACCTTCGCAACACGGTACATAGAAGAGGGCGGAAACATGCAGACGCTACAGAAAATCTTAGGACATAGCAGCTTGGCCATGACTGCGGACTTATATGCTCATGTTCTTCCGAATACAAAGCAACAGGAAATGCAGCAGATAGAGAATGGATTTATCGGGGTGGCAGTTTTATGACTGCTGCTCCTTTTTTAGAATAAAATGAGCGGATTGGGGTAATAATTGGGGTAAAACGCTGATTGCTTTCGTAAAAATGACTTAAAATCAAGGTTTTTTGTAGTTTCTTAATAAATTTTAT